AATTGGTCTTGTGTAAAGTATAAAGGTTCGTTAATGTCATTAACTCCTAATAAAGATTGTCTTGAACTATGTCTAAGCATTCCGATAAAGTCAGTGCATATTTGTAGTGTTTCATTAAATACATCTTGTTCATTACTTAAAGTCTTTACTAATTTAGTAAATTCGTCATCAATAGGACTAACAATTTCATTTCTGTTTGTAGTCCAATCTGCTTTTTCAGTTACCATATCCATTATGAATATTTGGAAGTTGTATGTAAGTTGACTATCGCCTGTAGATACGTTTGTAGGGTTTATGTGTAGTAATGGAAACTTCTGCATTTTCTCCAAGTTGATGTCGTAAATATCACCTACTGAAGTTGTACTGATTTGCCTATGATTCTCCCCTAGTCTAAGCAAAGTATTTACTACGTTATTGTATGTCTTATTATTAACCATTTCTTTTTACTTTATTTTGTGAGTTCAAATCTGTTTCATAACTTAACCACGTTAAACATTCTAATAGACCAAGCTTGGTAATTGGTTCTAAATTTACTATTTGCTCATTACACAACCTGTGCATTACACCAAACCATCCCCATTTGCTTGAAAAGTCTTCACTTGCTATTGCGTCTTCGTTTCCTTCAGCTGCTCCATCAAATACAATGGCAAAATCTCTGACAACGCCTTCCCTAAAGTGTAAAAAAAAACTAGCGCACTTTGCACTTGTTCAGCTGACATCTGTTTCATTTCTTCCGTCCTGAGCCGTATATCGCCATCATAAGCATCAATAATATATATATCATTCTTCTTTTCTTTTACAGGTCTATAAAGCACAGCCATCAGTTCAGGAAGGTTCTTGTCTATTCCGTTCTTAATAAACTGCTCAATATCGGCATACTCACCAAGACTTATAGAATCCAAATCAGGATGAAAGCCGTACTCAATATCGTTTATCTCTATTATCCTTTTTAGCTTTGTATCTTGCTTAGCTTGAAGTTCTGCTACCTTACTCATTATATTAGCTACATCTGATAAGGCTAATTCCTTAACTAACTTCTTAGGAATATCTGATAATGCTGCTATTGTTTCAGTAGCTTCTTCAGTCTTTGTACCTGTTTCAAAATCAACTAATTTAAGCCAAGTTTCCAGAGTCACATCTGACCAACTGCTAATAAGATTAAACGATTCTGTTTTTCCTTCTTTTTTAATTTTGACTTTCATACACTATATAATAGAAATTTGTTGTTTTTAGTTTACTGCACGTAATACCTTCCTGCATTTGGATTGTCTAGGTGATAGATTACATTATAACGAATACCATCTATTGCGTGATTATAGTTATCTACGTAAAGCTTAGAGCCTTTGTCAGCATAGACATAGTTGTTTAACTCTTTAGCTATATTAGTTGATTCAGGACTTACAATAAGTTGATAGTCTTGCATTCTAGTTATTCCACTTTCAATTGTTCCTTTCTTAACTGCTTTGATGTTTACTCCTAAATGTCTAAGGTCTGCTATTAGTCTAGGCTCTGCTGAATCGGCAATTATAAGTTTACTATCTACTTTGTCTAGTATTATCTTAGCAAGCTCTTGACTCTTTAATCCATTACGATAAAGGTGTTCTTTTAAGTAAATCTTTTTATGCTTTTTGTCAATAGCTACTTCAGTAAGTGAGTCAGGATCTATTGAGAATCCAAAGTCCATTCCGCAAGAAGTCTGTAAGTTATCAGGATTAAATTCTCCTATACTCCAGTTCTCAAAGACTACACCTTCTGCTTTTGCTAACCACCCTCCAAGAATCTTATGTTGATACTTTTTAAAGTTATTATGCTTTATACTCTTAATACGCTCTAGGAAGCTCTGTGATAGGTTTGTTTCATTATCTAGGTATGTACTATGGATATAGCATACATTGTCTTTAACGCCATTAAAACCGCCTTCAATGCCTTTGTCCTCAAAGAATCTCTTATATATCCAGTGTTCCTTAGTAACAGGATTTAAAACTAATATGATTCTATTCTGCACTTTCTTTTCCCTTATACTTAAATCAATAGTGTCAAAGATGTTTTCATCTACAAGTTCTTCAGCTTCATCTAACACCCAAGTAGATATTCCCTGTAAAGACTTTAAACTAGCAGTCTGGTTTCCTGCTGATGTCTTTATTCCTCTAAATAAAATATCTGATTTGTTTCCTAAGTTTATTACCTCTGCTTTGTTTACACTAAAGGTATTGTCATATCCAAGTAGTCCTATCTTTTCTAAGAACTCAGGAATGATTGACAAGTGTGCTGATGTCATTGTGTAACGTGTGAATAGGACTCTAACATTCCTAGACATAGTTAATAGCGTAAGAAAGACTGTAACAGCAAAAGACTTTCCTGAACCCCTACCTCCTGTTATGATAAAGTATCTAGCATCTGAATTAAAGAGTGCTGTGTATTTGTCGCTAAGATTCAGAGCTTATAAAGTTTATTAAAGGTACGTTAAGACTTTCATCATTAGTAGTTACATCTACTCTTTGTTGTGGTTTACCATAAAAGTATTCAAAGAATAACTTTACTGCCCATTGTTCCTTCTTTTCTAAACCCTTTTGTAAAGACTCTAATGCTATACTACTCATTGGTGTTAAGTTCTCTATTAGCTTTTGTTCTTCAGCTTTACCTTTGCGTCCTGCTCCTATTCTTTTTCCTCCGTGTTCCATTTTGAAATAATTTGATTAATCAAGTGATACTATATAATAGAAATTACTCGTATTCATTTGGTAGCATTAGTCTTATGCCTAATTCAGTCATAGCCCATACTCTTATTTGTTCTGTATATACTTCAAAGGCTTTTGTGTTAAGTGCTGTTGTACTTCCTATTTTATTTATTGCTATTTGGTTATCGTTAATACTTATCATTTCATATTCCGATAAGAACTTAGCTCTTAGTACGTCGTGCATTTCATCAGGAAAATATCCTAGTTCTTCTGCTAGTCCTTGAACTATACATTTCCAATAGTAACTGTTCTGCATATTACTTCTTGTATTTCTTTGTTTCTTTACACTAACTATGTAATCGTTATCTAATTCCTTCAGGTAACTGAAAAGACTTTGCTTATCTCTATTGTCCTTAATCACGAACTTCATTAATCAAAGGATTCATTGATTCCTCTTTCACCTACTAGCTTTTCTTTAGCTCCTGCCCATAGCTTATCTCTATTCTTGCTTAGACTTGGTTCTGTTCTTTGAAGTGTTGGGATTCCTTCTGTTGGTACACTATCCATATACAATCCGCATTCGCACTCAGCTTCCTTTGCTTCCCAGTTTCCATCTCTATGAACTATTGTAACCTTAGATAGTTCTTTAGTCTTTCCACATTCGCAAGTGTATAGTGTCATCTCTTTAGTTTATCAAGTTCAAACTCTAAATGGTTTATTGCTTTCTGTATGCACTCAATCGGACTTGCGTGTTTTCTCTCAGCTCTCAATAGATAAGTTACTGCCGTTCCTACATTGTAAGATAAATCAAAATCCTCAATCACTTTTCTAGCTTCAATTTTATATCGTTTGCCAATATAATAACTTGGTATTCTATTGCCTTTCATTTAGTCTGTCGTTTTCTAGTCCTCCTGTTCTTGTTTCTACTTTATCCATATTCCAAAGGAACTTTTCTTTAGTTCTGTTTTTTATTCTTGATTCTATAATGCTCATAAGAATAACTATGCAGAAAAAGATTGATGTCAATATTCCTAGTATTGTAAATATTATCATTTTGTTAAAAGTTTTAAAAGTTGGCTGCTTGTATAAATTCTATCATCTCCATCATAGTTTTCATATATACAGGTAAAGTTGTCATCTTTCCAAGTCCACAAAGCCCTGACATTCTTTTTGATATTATCTTTTAATATCCATTTAATTGTTTTGTATGTTCTTTTTTCTTCCATAGTTTAATATCCAAATTCTTTGCAGCGTTCATCTTGCTCTGTTAATTATATTTCTTTTAGTTCTTCTTTTATCATAATTCTAATGCCCTTATTAGTGAGTGGGTCTTTACTCTGTTTATTTTAATATTAATTTAATCTTTTGCCAAAATGTCATTTGTCTATAATCCCAATAGAAATTAATCGCTTGTGGTACTCCACTTTGGAAACAATGGATTTTAGTTGCCGCCTCTTCATAATGTTGTAAAGCATCTTTTCTTAAATCTTCTAATGGTGTTTGGTAAGTACGTTCTTTCATAATTCTATTCGCCCATTTTAGTGAGAGGGTCTTTACTCTTTATTTTAAATTTTCTTTATTTCTTTATAAAAGTTGGCTGAATCTTCTAAATCCTTTTTAATTTTTTCTTTTAAATA